TATTATTCGCTATCTTCTCTTTCAGTTCATCCGCTTTGGCTATGATCTCATCCATCGGGTTTACAAAATCGTCTACGTTAATTTCTCCATAGTCTCCTACTAGACCGTCTAGCCCAGCCCCTGCGTCCGCCCCTGCCCCTGCACCAGCGGTATCCTTTTGGAGTACGTTTAGATCATCAAACGATGCTAGAGCGCCTTTGGCGGCTTTCCCTGCTTTCTCGGTACTTTCTGCCAAAGCGTCCTGGCCTGCTGCGGCTGCCTGTCCTCCATCGGCTAGGCTTTCCATTGTGCCACCGCCACCACCTGCAGAGGCTTCATATCCGAAGAGGGAGGCGATAGCCATAAATAATTTAGCTATGATCTCAGCAAGAATTGAAGCAACAGCTCCGATGTTTACAAAGGTGCTTCGTAATGCCCCGCCTACGCTGATTGCCCTTGTCATGGCTTTTAACATGGTGTTCCATGCTTTTATTAACTTAAATAAGGCATCCTGGAATGGTGATCCAATTGCGTCTTTTAAATCATTTGTCACTCGTACATTGGATGCCATTTGCCCAGCAACAGTTTTTTGAGAAAGTTCATATAAACCAGTTATGCTTTTTAGTCTTTCCATAACTGCTAACATTACACCATGCCGTTTTTCTTGTATTGTCATTTGGCTGGTAGTTTTTCCAATAGTTTCCCCGTATGCCTTTTGTGCCTCTTCAATATCAACTGACACTTTTGCATTTCTAAGCATGAGCGAATTCATTGTTAAAATGCCCTGCGTAAGCCTATCTAACATATCGCTTGAAGTTTCACCAGTATTCGCGAATGTAGCCAAATCTTGAGCACCTGCCGCAAGTGCAGGTAGCAGGCTTGTATCAAGCCCATCTTTTGCAAAATTAATAAATGATCTGTTAGCAGTGTCAGATTGAATACCACTTTCTCTTAGTTCCTGTACAAGCTCTCTTGTTTTCTTTGCCGATATGCCATTTATCTGTCCAACGGCTTGCGCTGAAAACGCTAATCTCTCCCACTCAGCAGCTAGTTTTGCCGATTCTGCTGTAAATCCCGCAATGACTTTAACAGAAAAAGCAATCGCGAGGGCTGCGCCTAGTGCTTTTATAGATTTACTCATGCCAGCAATGCCTTTATCAAAGCCCTTGCTATCAATCGAGCTGTCTATTCTTATAGATCCGTCATATCTTCCAGCCATTATTTAGACCTTCTGCGCTCTTGCGCTTCTTTTGCTTCTTCGTATTTTTCTCTGAACAATCGCTCTTCTTCTTTTTCTTCTGCGCTCATGTTTATCGTATTGTCGATGTAGAATATATCAGCTATCTTGGCGATATGCTCTTTTTCTTCATCTGTGCATTTACCATCGTAAAATCTTGACCGCAATCCTACGAGTTGGCAATAGGTGGTATCTTGTCCCAAGTCCATAATAAGCGAGAGGAACTTCCACCAGTGAAGCTGCACATCTTGCAGGTCGATCATGTGCGTTTGTTTGAAAGCCGAGTATATAAAATTAGCATCCTGAGAGAGTGAATAAAGTCTTCGGTCAGCTTCTTTTTTTTCTCTCTCTTTGCCACCATCCAAAAACCATTGTGCTTTTTTTATGGCTTCGATAATATTGTCAGGGGTGGTGCTTTCTTCTGTTTCTGTATCAAAATACAGATTATCGAGCATAATTCCGACTTTTTCTTCCTGAGTTAATTCGTCATCCTCAAAAGCAAGAATTGTTAAAAGACTTGCCCGATAATCTGTATTAATTTTGTGATCCTGCCCGTCAATCTCTAATGCCTTGGGGAGATCGACTACAAGAATATTATTCATTATTTTGCTTTGGTTCTGCTCGATGCTTTATTTGATCTTGGTCTACTGTTATATTTTTCTGTTTTTTGGCTGCGCACCTTTGAAAAGTAGGGAGTAACGCCCTCGACCAATTGGGCGAACTTTGTAAAGGTTGCGGTCTTGCCGAAAACATATTCGGCTGCATTTTCTCCGAACATATCATTGACGTTCTTGCGAATATAGCTATCAAACTCGCTGAATAGGGCAATGCGCTCCTCTGAGTTTGCGGGAAGCCCTAGCTCATCAAGTTCCTTACTTTCAAAGAGGGCTGCGTGTTTTTGCTCGAATGCGTGTATCTCTTTTATCACTAAATAGAAACGCTCCGCAAAACTTGTGTCCTCAGGATTGAAGGCAATAATTTTGTTTTCGTCATCGTTGATAGCGAGTTCAATAAGCCCGCTATCAATCTTAATGCTTTTTACCATTCTCTTAGCCTTTCGCTAGGTGTCTATTTTTTAGGAAAATGCAAGCGTACTGGTATTAAAATCGCCGTCAGTCTGTTCGCCCTTGATAACGAACTTATAGCTGATACTTGCGCGACCTCCACCGTCACCGCCTGGAGCGTTTACGATAGCAATCTGTACATCCCATTTTGTTGCAGGGTAGGAAGTTCCAGCAGTATCTGGGTCTTCATAAAGACGAACTTCGACAAGCTCAGTCACATCATTTACGCCGATGCTTGGCCCGGCTTGGCGAATGGCATCAATAAAGTCGAACAGATCATCTCCGGGGTAGACGATTTGATCTACATCCATGCTCGGCTGATAGCCATCAACGAATGAAGTCGCTACGTCTTGGTGGATATACTGTTCGGTACTTTCTTGCGGGTTCATTGCCATTTGTGCGCTAGAGACCCCAAGCCCAAGCAGCTTGTAGGTGTCAGCGGTTGCGCTTGGCGTGGTATCTACATAATGCGCGACTTTTGAACGCTTTTTTTCAGTCATTATCTTGCTCCTTTTTTACTTTCTTTTTAGGTTTATTGATAAACCTTTTCCAACTTGCAGTTTTGATAATACTATCAGGTACGAATGTATCCTGACTAATATTCAATAATTCAACGCCTTTGGACTGTAGGACTTCGCTCAAAATGCGATAGCCCTCTTGCCAAAACTTTGTAGGCTGGTCAATGCTCATGCCTTTATCTTCGCCCCAAAATTTGGCGTTTGATCTATGGGGCTCGTGTTCCATACCGATAATAATGATTTTCTTGGCGCCCATATAATACGCGAGTTTTATAGCCACGTGCATTACGTTTCCGTAAATAATGGCTTCGTTTTCAATATCATCTTGCCAAAGACTGCGCCTGTTTTTTGGCCATAGAAAACCCGTGTTCGCATTTTTGAAGCGATAGAAGTTTTCGCCATGCCATTGGTTAAGCCTGGGTGCAGGTACGAACTTCGGAATATCTCTGAACTTCTTTTCGATGGCTTCGCCAAATTCTCGCATGACGCGCCGATCTACTGTGACAAAGTAATCTGGAGACCAACCCTCGTACAGGTGGATTGTGTTCATCCCGATAGTAGGAAAGTCAAAATTCTCTGGAGGCGTGAGGCTCAGGTTTGACCCGTTACCGACCAGCAAAATGGTTTTCCCTTTGTGAATGTCTCTAAATTTAGAAATAGTCATATATTTAAGCCTTCTCATATTCTAGGCGACATTGTATCTGGTAAACGCCCGTATCGCTTGTACCCTGCTCGAAAAGATAGCCGAATTCAAGGGCTTCTATTTTGAAAGGTGTCAGACCTGCACCCATGCTTGGCAAGGTGTCTGTCTCGCTTTGGGTGTCAAGCCAATCAGCTAGGGTTTCAAAAAATTCTATGCTGCCAACTCTTTCCGCTTCGTCAGCGGTAAACCTGGCAGACTGAAAAGCGAACAAAAATTCACGCTCTCCCGAATTACCGCTAATCCATTCCGTGACCTTTCGGCTACCGCCTAAAGGGACAATCGAATAGTCTACAGGCTCATCCCTGAGATAATTAACCCAAAGGGGTGCGTCTGCATCTACGCTCTGGATGTAGGCTAAAAGGTAAGTTTTTATTGAAGATAATACGCTCATTTTCCTTTTCCTGCAATTCTCTTGGCACCCGCAATGATCTTTCTACCGAATGCCTGCTTCATTCTTTCAAACCAGAACGGGCCTCTTAGTGCGCCCGTTGTACTGCCTGGAGAGCGGGGCGAATAATATTGCCAGCGCGCGTAAGGCGCAATCCATTCTACGAGACCGCTACCGATTTTCGTACCCAATATGCCTGACTTTATTAACGTGCCTGTTAGAAGCGGTGTATAGCGTTCTGATAGTCTCAGCACCTCGCTATCGACAAACATTTGCGCAGACGTAAACCGACCTTGCCATGTGTTTTTGTTTGTGTTGCCACTACCGCCGCCAGTGAAATTTGATGTATTCCAAACGAGTTCGGCTTTCCCGTTCTTATTGGTGACGACTTTACCTCTCGGCGTTTTTATAATGGGCGGTGTCATTTAGCCGACACCTCGAAGTGTCCGACTGTTGATCTACCTGGGAGAGGGTCAACAGATGTGATCCTTCGGACATCATCGTATTTTTTTCGAAGGTCTGAAATCGTAAATAATGCTGTGATCTCGTCTGCTACTGAGTTCTTGACGATATAATCTCCTGGTTTCAAAGT